AAAGCAGTTATAATTTTAATAATTTTTCCACCATCTGGTACAGGTACAAAAGTTGATGATGCTGTACTAATGTCTGCAATAGTAGAAGTTAAAAAATAGTCGTTTAATGTTCTCATTGTGTTCCTTAAATGTTCCGATCTTAACCCTCTCTCCGATCTTCATTGTTAGAATCTGCTGGGGGAGCAGATTGAAAGGTTACTCCCCCAAACAGTTAATTATTATGATGTAGTTAAGTCTGCTACTAAGCCTGAAGCTGCTTCATTTCTAGATTCTAGAGTTGCTTCTACAAGAAGCTGTCTTTTCTCTGAGTCACCAGTTTTTGAAAGTTCATGCATAGAGAAGTCTCTTAAGAACGCTACGCCCCAGTATTCCATGTCTAGTACATAAGCGTCTCTATCTCTAGAGAATCTATTAGGTACTACTTGCAATTGACCGAAGTCAGATGCGTATACATCTACTGAAGTGTATAAAGTTGCGTCTGCACCTGCATCAAATCTAGTAGAATTACCAGTAAAACCTGATAATTTTTGCTTGTTGAAAGGCCCACACATAATCATAGATGGGTCTCCACCAGCATTCCATACTGATTTAATAACGTCTTTTAATTGTGCTTCTGTGAAAGCTCTTTGAGTTCCATCAGTTCTAGCAGTGTTTCCAAGACCAGATCCTGTAGTTCCATCAGATGCTTTGTTATCATTAGTAATAACCCAAGCTCCTAAAGAACCCATTTCTCTAGCAGTTGTAGCATTTCCTGCAACTTCTGCATTATTAGTTGTTAATTGTGCTTCCATATCTCTTTTAAGCTCTTTAGCTCTTTTAGCGATTTGGTAAGCTATTTCTGATGCTCTACCTGCTTTGTCTACAGCTTCTTGAGTTCCAGTAATAACTACAGTTTTATCCATAATTTGAGAACTGTTAGAAAGTCTAGTAGTTGCAGTTGTTGCATCTAAAGTTGCTTCGTCACCTTCGATTACAGCATTTGAAGTAGATGCTGATGCAAGTGTGTCGGTTTGCCATTCGTGAACTACAGCAGTTGCTTTTGTTTTAGCTGCAGAACTTAGGAAAGGCGTATCTGTTGGTGAGATACTGTAGATAACGTCAGAAAGATCTTCTCTTTCACCGACTGAATCATACGTATCAAACGTGTTAGTTGGTTGTGCCATTGTTTATTTCCTTTGTTGAGATTTAAGATTAATCATATCTGCTATTGCTGACTGAGCATCTCTTATATGACCAGTCTTTCTTAGCGTCTTGATTTTATTTCTTACTTCCTCTCTACCTGAACTAACATTCGATCTAGCAACACCAGCTTTTAAAACTTTAGGAGCATTAGCAACCTTTTTAGAAACTATAGGTCTTTTGTCTTTTTGAGACTTAAAACTCATAGCGTCTTTTGCTACCATTAAAAATCTATGGTCTGCAAGGCTACCTATCTCTTGGTCATTAAAACCATAATCACGTAAAGTATTACGCATATTAAGTTTAAAAGAGTCAGCTTTATTTGGATCGCTAAACTCTGGTATTTTTGTTGCAGCTAATTCTTTTTGTGCATCAAGGTAACTCTCATACTGTTTAGTTTGAGCTATTCTTGCTTTATCTTTTAAAGAGTCAATGTGTTGCTTTTCTTGTCTTAATTGAAAGTCAAGTCTAGCAGCTTCAGTTGGATCTTCTTGATATAACTTAGCAAGATCTTGTCCACCTTGTTTTTGCTGTACAAATTGATCAGCTGTCGAAATTAGATCGTTTAGTTCTGATAAACGATTATCGTAAGTTTGACGTAAACTATTCTTTTGAGTTTCAAGATCTCTCTTTTCCATCCCTAAAGTATGAGTTTTTTGTCTATAATCCGAGTCTCTAGAATATCCTGCCTTCAGTTCATCGAGGCTCACCTCAAGCTCTTGACCACTTACTTTAACTCGGTGGAGCTCTGGTGTCTCTAATTCTGTTGGTGTTTCTTCTGTTGTCTCAGTATTTTCAGATTCTTGTTCTGGAGTTTCATTCGACTCAGATTGACTCTCTTGAACTTCCTGTTTCTCAGGAGTTGATTCTGAAGGTTCAGTATTAGTTTCTGGAACTTGATTGTCCTCTTTGGGATTCAGTAATCCTGAAATTTTTTCTGCTGCACCTTGTATATTTTCTTCTGCCATATCGTTCCTTTCATGGTTGACGAATTTGAAGTTGCGTTAGCTTAACTTCGTTTATTTAGATTCTCAAGATCTACTTGAGCAAGTTTTCCACTAGACATGACACTAAGCAAATGCCCTCGGATTTTATCTACCATATTAAAGGCTACCCAAAGGTTTCTTCGCTTGTCATCATCTGCGAAAGATGTATTAAAAATCTCTTGTCTATAAATTTCTAAGAGATCTTCAAATGCTGTCTTTAGAAGGGGATCGTCCAGCAGCTGCTGGGCTCTCTTGCCCTCCCTTATCGTTGTTTCCTTGTCCATTATTAAAGAATTGTTTTTGTCCTCTTACTATTTGACCCATTAGATCTCCTGATTTTTGTAAATCAGTTTGTTCTAACATAGATCTTCGTTTTAGTTCTAACTCATCAATTTTGGTATTGTATTTCAATTCCATTTCTTTGATTTGTAGTTCGTAATCTAGAAGTGCTTGTCTCATTTTGCCTTCCAAATTTTTAGCTTCTGTTTCAGCTTTTAACTGTGCACGTTGGTTCTCACCTTGTACTTGAGCTAATGTTACCTTCTCAAACTCAGTTGGTGGTTTAGGAGGTAGTGGTGGCATTTGAGCTGCTCCGACTTCAGGATCCATAAAGTAAGGTTCTATACTATTTAGACCTGCGTTTTCAACTAATTTTTTCAAAGAGTTATAAATATTTCTAAGATTAACCATTGGGCCATGAACATTCTGTTGTAGATTAATTGCAGACATTTGTCTTTCTAATATCGCATTCATTAATATTAACTGTTGTTCTTTTGATCCAGTTCCTAATCCTACAGAAACTGTTATATTAACTCTGTCTTTCCATTCGTAAGGTCTCATAGGTATATATTTACCTCTGATTCTTACTATTTTTTCTTTGTTTTGATACTTGCAAGTAAGTTCAAACATTTTTAAGGCTAGATCTTTTACACCAGTCTCAGCAAAGATTCTGGCGATTAACTCCATTCTCATTTGTGATTGTGTCAGAATTTGGTTCTGGCCAGTTGCTGTACTATTATTTAGTGTGTTTGCATCTAGCCCTTGTGATTGTCTTGTAACGCCTGTTCTAGTTTCTTTTACAGAATCTAAGTAGGCTAACATACCACTTGCTTGTTCAGTAATCGGTTGTGCCTGTATAGGCATCATTACATTTTGAGGAGGTTGTTTAGTTCTAACAATTCCTCCAGGACGATTAGTTAATAAGTCATCCATTGCAACTTGTCCATCTTGTACTGCAACTCTATTGTTGTTTGTTAAATACATATTATCTAACATCTGTCGCATTACAGTAGACTTAATTAATTGTATATCTTCTACTAATTCAGCTACACTTCTTCCATAGAATCTGTGTGGCATGATAACTGGAGTCATAGATATAAAAGGCATTGTATCTATTTCTTCCATGTCTAATAATTTTTTAGCATCACCTGCTACTGTGATTTTTAATAGTTCTGCTTTACCATCACCATCAACATCCATTCTTACATAGCATTCATGAACTAAAACATCTTGTGTACTTGTATCACCATCTGTTTCACCATGTGCAAAATCTACGCTTTGATGTCTAGTAAATTTATCTTCAGTATAATAATCTCCATCACCAGTTGGTAATGAGTCTACCATATCTTTATCGTAACCCATTTCAACTAATTCTGTTCTTGTTTTGTTCACTCTGTGACAAACAAAGTTTGCAGTATCAATGGACTTACATCTTCTTTCAATTAAAAATTCTTCAGGTGGTACTGGTTCTATTTTTACTTTACCATGAATTTTAGTTCTATGAATAACTACATCATGTAATTTAATTTTATCTATTTCTTTACCAGCTTCGTCAGTAATTTTTTCTTCGTACTCTGTATGATTTTTAACTTTAATCTCATCCATAGAGACTAAATCATTAAACTCATCATCAGTTAATCTTGAGTATTCTTCTCTTTCAATTTTTTGTGCATCATCCCAATATACTTTTAGTATTCCATTTTTTTGGATTAGTGCATCTTTAAATGCTGTATATAAAGCTAAGAACCCATCGTTCTCTTTATAAAAGATATAGTTTAAATAGTCAGAACATTGTCTAGCCATTTCTTCATCTTCAGGCCCCATACCTTCACAATTAAATACATTATCACCTGATGTAAATATTCTCATCAAAG